ATGAAGAAAAATAATTTTTGGCTGTTCAGCCTTATTTGTTTATTTATCGTATGCGTTGCAAGTAATTTTTTTGTTGTTGCTCGCATAGCCTTGGGCATAAATGCAGTTATTGTACTTGCACAAACTATTCACGAATTTGTAATGTTCAGGAGAAATCACAATGAATAAAATCAAAGAAGCAAGAATTGCAACAGGTCTTAGCAGAGCAGATGTTGCAAAGATTATGGAAGTACCTTACCGTACTTGGGAAAATTGGGAAAGCGACAACAATCCAAACTACCCTAAGCCTTACTTTGAACGGCTTATACTGAAAGAGCTTAAAAATATCCGCAAATGACAAAACTCCCCTCACTCGCTTTTTACGGCGGATGAGGGGGATTTTTTTGCAATTATGTGTTTGGATTTTATGTTTTACTTAATTTTCGCTGTGTAGTCGAGGGCAATCCAGCCGGCACCGCTTTTGAGTTTGCCCCACTTTTTTGCGCCTGTGCCTGATTTTTCGGCTACGATCGTGTACGCTCCGCCTTTTACAATTGAGCCGCACACGGGATAGTTCGTGCCTGCACCTTTGCGGATGTTCACACCGTCATTTGCGGTAATCCTGACAATGTACGGTTTAAACGCTTTTGATGTGCTCGGCTTTGATGTTGTCGGCTTCGATGTCTGCGTAGGCTTTGTTGTGCCTGATGAGCTTGCAGGCTTATACTTATAGCCGAAGTATTTACACATACCCTTGCAGATTGCCTCAGCAATTGCGTTTGTGTTGTTCCTGATCCAGTTCGAGCCTGTTACGGTGTCGTGAAATTCACACTCAACATACACGGTCAATGCCCTCGGCACATTGATTTCGTAAAGGTCGGTTTTGTAGCTGACCGAATCATCCTTGCCGGGCGAGATTGCTCCGAGGGCGTTTTTCACCGATTCGGCAGCCTTTCTGCCGTTTGAGTTCAGACAGAAAACTCTTGTACCGCCTGTGTATTTGCCGTTAAAAGCGTTGGTGTGAATCGGCATATGAATGTCTGCACCGAACTTGTCCGATTCGGGACAGCGTGTCTGCATAAGCGTTCCCGACTTTGCAACCATAACCTCAAAACCGCAACGCTTGAGAGCTTTGGCTGTTGCGGCGGCAATTTTGTCGCACTGAGCCATTTCATTTGTACCGCCCGTTGCATAGGTGTTCCTATTCTGATTTGACGGACTGAGATAGATTCTTTTTGTTGACATAATAATTATTCCTCACTTTCGTTTTTATTTTATGCACTCCCCACTTTTACTACATTTTTTATAAATAATATGGTATAATTCATAATAGAAGGGAGGTGAATCATATGGAGTTGATTTTAAAAGAAATTGAACGGGCATTAGACGCTAAACTATACTATTTAGCACTACAAGCTTCTCTAACATTGCCCGATATTTGTGGAGCACTGCAGTCGAATGACGGCGTAGCAAAAAAACATAAATATATTGCTTGGTATGACACTTACGCAAAAGAACCGGGCAATCTATCTATTTCCGGCGAGGATTGTTACTATTTTCGTTGTTCATATGTGCATCAAGCACAAACCACACACGAAAATTCTACATATTCACGAATTATATTTTTAGCTCCAGCTTGTCATGGCATAACTATGCATAACAATGTTATAAATGATGCCTTAAATATTGATGTTAAGCTTTTTTGCAATAATATTCTTAATGCAGTACGCAAATGGCAGAAATCAATCAAAAATAATGAAAACTATAAAAGAAATTACAAAAATCTCATTAAACTTTACCCAGATGGACTTCCACCATATATAACCGGCATACCAGTAATTTCGTAACAATAATCTAAAAAATATAGATAGTCCAGAAGAAATTTAATTTTCAACTGGGCTATCCTTTTATTTTAGTTAGTTTTCCGAAACTTCGGGCAAACCTGCAATGCTTGTCAGCACAGACAATACACCTGCCAAAAGGCTTGCAGAGCCTACCGCAACCCAGTTTACATCTGTCATCACGGCAGATACACCGATTGTTGCAATAGCTGTCTGTGCGACCGTTTTAATAGCCCTGACCGCCGTAGCTTTTGCCCACTGTTTTGTAAAAATGTTTTTCATCATCAATCTTTCCTTTCGCTGATTTTTTCGAGGTCATCAATTCTGTGATTTGCGACCTTAATTTCTTCGTCCACAACCGCGTTGTGCTGTTCAATCGCATATGTACGCTCGATGAGGCTGTTATGCTTGTCAACCTTTTTTTCGAGCTGTTCAATGCGATAGTTCGACATTTGACTGTTAATCACAATACCGCCAAGAGTACCCACCGCAGAACCTGCAAGCGTGATTAAAGCGATAATAATTTCAGTTGTCACTTATTCGACCTCGCTTTCTGTCGGCTCATCAACGGTTGGATTATCGCCCCAAACCGCCATAACGGCGTTGTAATATTCGTCTGACAGCACCGTTTTAAGCTGTTCTCTGCCTGATTTGCTGTTCATGTAGGCATTGCGGATGTTGCCGCCCACCTGCATTTCTTCACCGTTAAAGGTCAAAAACTGCTGTCTGAGTACCGACACGCTGTCCTTTGTGAGCATATCAAGTGTAATTTTTTCTTTAAGTTCCATAATTTTTACCTCCGTTATTTAATTTTGTACAAGCAAATCACATTAATTTGCTCGCCGTCTGCGAATGTATATACGGCCTTATCCTGAGTCGAAAACTGTAGCCAAGTGTTATTTTTCGGAATGGCAAATTTAAAGAGCTTGCCAAGGTTTGAAATACCGACACAAAAAACATTGTCCTCGGAAATACATTTGTACGGCAAATCAATCAGCGGACACATGCTATTGCCGCTAAGAGATACTGCGTTCATTTTGACCGTTGCACTGACGATTACGATGTCACCAATCGTCTTATATGTACAGTTTGCACTTTTGATTTTATCTGCAACGGTTGAGTATGGTGTAAGCGTTGATGTTCCGCTTTCGATATTTGACGAATCGTATTTAGTTGCAAGAAGCTTGTCAGTTTCTTCTGATGAGTAGGCTTCGTTTGCATCGTAATAAAAATCGTCAAGATATTTAATGCTCGGATAATTAGTGCTGCTGTCTGTAATGCCCGTTTTGGAGCTTACTTTGTTTAAATTGTCTTCTTTTGATTTAAGTGCATTGGCTACATCTGTTGCGTTTGCCTTGCCTGTAAGGGCTTTCTCTGCCGTCTGCAAACGGGAGTTAATTGAATCGATGTCGCTTTTGTTTGCTTTCTTTGCAAGATTTGCGTCAGCCGTATCAAGCCTTGCCCCAAGTGAATTAGAACTGCCTCTTGCCGTGGCTATTTCGGATTCAAGTGCAATTGCTCCGTCTGTTGCCCGTTCAATCCCCTCGTCCATATGGTTGAGGTTGTCGGCAGTCAGCGGAGTTGCTGTTGAGGGAGTGTTTTCCCAGTTCATTCGTGTGTATTTGTTCAATTTTTTTATTCTCCTTTCGCTGTGATTTTGTCTGTGAGCGCCTGTATGCCTGTAAGCTCTCTTGACAGCACATATGATGTCACGGTTGCGGTTTGCGGAGTGCCGTCAGCGTTATAGGCATAGTTGCCGTCAGCGTCGGTTACATAATATTTAATCTGTATCATATCGCCCGGTTCAACCCACAGTCTGCCGTCAAGGGTTGCCTCGATAGGCTTATAAATTTTATGGTGTATTCGCTTGCCTGTATCGCCTGAAAATAAATTTTCAAACTTATGTATCCACGCACCGCCTTCGTTATCGTTTTCCTGCCATACAAGAATGTTATCTGTCATATCATAGGTTTTACCGCCTAAAAACTTGTAGCTACGCACCTTTGCGGTTCGTGTAGCACCTCCGATTGCAAAGTCAACAGTCCCGTATGTACCGCTTGACTTTTCATCAGCATTGAATGCCTCGTAAAAGTCATATTTTTCTGCTTTTGTTGTATCGGTTTCAAGGTTGACAAAAACAATGTTACCGCCTTTTCGGTTATCGGGTTTAACAAAAGCAAACACACCGAGCATTTCCGCTGTATAATTAAGCAATTGACCGTAATTAACCTTTTCGGAATCATCAAGCCATACTTTGTTAAAAATTTTCATATTCTTAACAGTCAGATTCTCAACCTTGTTGATAACCTCGTTAAGTAAACGGTCGGATAAAAAATGGGCATCAGGTTGACCGCATAGGTTAATAAATTTTTCAGAAACCATTGCCAACAGTGCATAAACCGAAGTGCTGTTAGAATTGTTATTCCAGAGCTTTTGCAGAGCGTTTGTACAGTCGGTTTCATAAAGCTGTGAAATCACATCATAGGCGGTTATGCTGATTTTGTTCTGATCTGTTTTATTGACCTCGGCTTTGTCAATCATACCGTTAAAAATGCACCACGACTTTGTTGTCACGGCTTCGCCCGGATAGAGTGTGTCGCTTGGATATAATGAACTACTCGGCAGTATCGGAGAGCCTGACGGAAAAGTTTGTGTCAGCTTAACTAAAATCCAACAACCGACAAGTTTTGAAACATCAAAGGTTCTGTCAACGGTGTTCAGCAATCCGATTTTAAATTCGGAAGCAATGCAACCGCCGAATTTCAACTTATTTTCGTCACAAATCGACTGTTTAAGGCTCATACTTTCGCTTTCAATGTTGGTTTCGGTGATGACATCAAACTTGCTGTCGGATGAAAAGATTTCGAGCTTATTTGAAATAAGTTCGTTAATGATTTTCTGCTTATGCGTACTTGAAACGGATAGCAATCTGTCACCCCCTTAATACTCAATAAAAGTGAAAGTCACGGCATTGTATATGATGTTGTTTTTGGTGATTTTCTTGACCTGATAGGTGATATCGGGCATATAGGCGGTCATTGTGCGATATGCAAGAAGTTCATCGTCCCAATACTCGACACGGATTTTACGCTGTTGAGAGTTGTCCCACGAACTATTCAAAGCACTTCTAATTGACTGCATTTGTGCAAGGGTGAGTTCATCAACGGTTGTAAACTCAATTTTCGACTTGTAATTTGGCGAAGTTGTGCGGTGCAGAAGATTGTTGCTGTCACGGTATGCCTTGATTTCGGTTCTCTGGAGCGGAGTGCCGTTGTAGTTATCCTTTGCAATAAGCTCGTGCGGAAACAGCTTACCGCTCTTAGGAAACCTTATTAAATAACCTTTAAAATTTGCCATGTCATCCTCTCCTAACCTAACGCACCGACACCGTGACGCTTTTTGACTGCGTTGTTGCGTTTTACAATGTTGTTAAAAATCACCTCGCCGTCAAGATTTACAGTAAGGTTAATGTCACCGCTGTCACCTGTTGAGCCTATCTCTGCCATAGCCTCAATAAGTGCCTGTTTGATAGTTGAAATCGGCGAAACAACCTCAGCCTCACGCTTGTTATCACCGAGTACGGCAAGAAATTCACCGTAATTTGCCGGAACAACCGTACCTGTGGCAAGTCGGGGAACTGTAATGTTAGGCAGTCCGACATTGCCGTTTACACTTCCTAACGCTTCATAAGCAATCTTTGCCGCTGTACTCATTCCGCCTGAAATAGCACTGCCGAGGCTGTTGAACGGATCTATAAAATTGTTTAAGAAGTTTTGAACAACACCTAAAAATCCGTTCATAGGCTTTTTTACAGCACTCTTGATACCCTCAAAAGCATTTGAGAAAACGCTTGAAATCGGATTGATATGTGTTGAAATAAAGCTAAGCAGTCTTGCAAGCGGATTTTTCAAGGCATATATTCTGTCACGAATGCCGTTTGCAAGACCTTGAACCGTGTAACCGCCTCTTTCATACATTTCTGTTGACGGGGAATGAATTCCCATCGTGGTATCATATTCTGAAAGCACAATAGAAGCAAGACCGTGACTGTTTTTGACAAGCGCACCTTTGTATGCGTCTGTACCCTCAACAAGACCGAGAACCGTGTTTTTACCTGTATCTTTTGCAGCTTTTTGCAAATTGTTCAAAGATTTCCACTGCGAATTTTGAACATCCGTTGTACTGATAAGACCTGCATTGTAAGCCATAAGAACAGCGGCGGCGTCTGAATAGTTGCCATTAACAACCTTTTGTACATCTGTAAGGTCATCACCCGTCATAGTCAGTTTGTTCATAGCGGCAACAGCTTTATTTACCGAACTTGTTGCACCGTCAAGAGATTTTGTTTTGCTCTGAATATTCTCGAAGTATTCAATGCCCTCTTTCCATAAAGCGTCGTTTTTAGCACCGCCACCAAAATAGTAATTTTCAAGAGCCTGCATACTTTTGCCGTTTTTCTCAAGCCACTTTTTCAGTTTTTTCTGTTCGTTTTCAAGGTCTTTTTTCTTGTTGTTATAATCTGATTTTGCACTGCTGTATTTCTTTGACGCAAGAATTCGTTCTTTGCTATTTTCAGAAGATAATTCAGCTAATGCGGCACTATTTGCAAGTTGTTGATATTTATCAATTGTACTGTCAATAACCTTTTGCACCTCGGCTAAATCACCATTTAAGTGTACTTTGCCGTCAGCACTGACAGTAACATATTGATTCCACACATCACTGAAACCGTCAACATTGTTTTTAAAATATGTAACAATGGTTTCAAGCTGTGCCTGCTCTTCTGGACTAAGCGTAGCTTTCTGTAACAGTTCATCAAGTTTCTGTTGGTAACTGTCAACAAGTGTATTGTCTGCATACAAGCTGTCCATTCGTTCAAGAGTGTCTGACAAATTATCCTCAATACCTTGCGTAGTTGTATCAAGCCTTGATTTTATACCGTCAATTTCATCAGCAAATTTTTTAGCTTCGGAATTACTCCAAACAAGCTGATTATATACAGTAACTGCAGTCACAAGTCCGGTGATGGCACCGGCAACGGCTAAGATTGGATTTGCAGAAACAGTTGTCAAAAATAACTTTATAGCATTTTTGACTTTGTCAATTCCGCTTGCAATCGCTTGTCCTGCCTTGAAAACAACAACAGCTGTACCGACTGCAGTAATGCCGCCTGCGATAGCGTACAAGGTTTTGTCACTAATAGATTTAACTATTTTGCTTAACAGTTTCAATGCTCCTGCAAGGGCTTCTACAAGTTTCGGAACTGCTTCTTCAATTGTCCATTTTGCAAGTGGGAGAAGAATATTCTTGTATGCCTGTTTCAGCTTATCTCCGCAGGCTTTGAGCAAATCCCTGAACGCCTGTCCGAGGTCGGCAACAGCTGATACAAGCGGTGACAAATCAAGACTTTCAAGCCATTCAAGGCGAATCTCTGACATATCGCTCAAAAAGCCTGTGATATCTTCAACAATGCCAAGGATTGCTTCCCAAATCTTTTTGCCCGATTCATTTTTGTCCCAAGCCTGTTTGATTTTAGTCCGCAGAGTTTTGGTGTAGTTGTTGCAGTTTTTGATAATATTCAGAATATTAGTCCAAATTCTCTCACCGGTGCCGTTATTCCACACTTTGCGAAAATCCTCTGCAATCGTGTTTACAAGTTCAAGCAAACTGTTCCATTTGTCGATAATGGATTGCACAACCTCGTCACCAAGTCTTGCCTTATTCCAAGCCTTTGTAAACGCTCCCGAAATATCACCGATGATATCAAAAACATTTTTCAAAAGCTGTTTGATGTTTCCGATGATCTTTTCGCCTGTACCGTTTTTCCACACTCTCTTCCACGATTCGCCGATTGAAACAAAAGCATTTTTCAGATTATTCAAGGCTCTTTTAATGCTGTCAAAAACCTTGTTTGTACGCTTTTCAATTGCTGTTGCGGCAGTATCAAGTGCGTTGACTGCGGCTTTAGATGATTTCTTTGTGGGGCTGTTTACTGCTGTACTGTCATCTGATGAACTGTTTTCAAGGCTCATCACGTTGAGCCTGTCAAATCCTTGAAGATTGTCTTTAATTTCCTTTGTCTTTTTCGATGTTGTGGCAAGTGCAGAGTTTGCACTCTTTGTTTCATCGGCGAGGTCTGTCATTTCAGAGCTTGCGGAATTTGCGGAATTGTCGGTTGCAGATGAATAGCCGAAAACCTGTTCCGTAAAGCTTTTGAATTTTTCCGTTGCAATATCTAATTTTTCGATAAAGGAATTAAAATTTTTCAACAGCGGAGAAAACACATTGATAAGACCTTGACCGAGTGTAGCTTTCAGGCTGTCAAGTCGGAGCTGTAAAATTCTTGTCTGATTTGCCCAACTGTCCTGCGTTCGGGCAAAGTCACCCGTCGCATTGGCGAGCTGGTCTTGAACAAACTTGTAACGCAATGTTACTTTTTCGGCTTCGGTCATTTTAGCTGTGGTCTTACCGTAACCGTTTGCAAGGGCATAGCTGTCAAGCGCAGTCTGTGTCATTACGATGCCTAAATCTTTTAAAGTTTCGGTTTCGCCCGAAAATACTGATTTAAGTTTTGTATAGGCTTCGTCCTGTCTGATGTTGTAGAATGAAGCAACATCGCCTGCAAGTCCTGTCAGCGTGGTTGACATATCATAGGCTTCTTTCTCTGTAAAACCGAAAGCCTCAGCCATTGAGCCGAAAGTACCGACATACCGCTTTGCCATTGTTTCGGACAAACCAAAAGAATTAGCTGCACTTTTTGCCCACTTGTCAACCTGTTTGGTCATTGCCGGAAAAGTAACATCAACAACATTCTGCACCTCCGCAAGGTCAGAACCAAGCTCAATGCACTCTTTGCCGAAATTTGTAATTGCATAAGTGCTGAAAGCAACAGCGGCAGTCTTTGCAAAGGTCTTAAGCTGATTTTTTACCCTTTCGATTGATTTGGTAACAGTAGTATTAACCTGTGCCAAACCGCCGTTAAAACCCGATGTATCAAGTTTCGTGTCAAAATTCAGATAACCGTCAACCGCCAAATTTTCACATCCTTTCATTTAAAAATGGGCATAAAAACAGCGCACACCGTTATGATGTACGCTAATAAAATTTTGCAAAAGAACAGCCACCCCGTTTGGAGTGGCTTTTTCGTTATTGTAATACTATTGAATCAATTATTGCCGATAACAGAGTTTCATCTTCCTCTGAAATAGGCTCGGTTGAGGAATAAGAAAAATTGTATGCACCGTCATTCCATAAAAAAGCATAAGTGTGTGCATATACACCTTCCATTTTATACGAAAATTCTATTCCATAACACGATGCTATTTCTAAATATTTTTTGCTGGATAATTCAAAGTCCCTATCACCTTTCATTCCCTCCACAATACTATCTAAAAGTTCATTAGCCTGCGATTCGGTGTATAAAAGAATATCGTCACTCAATTCCGTATAACTTACAAGAAGATTATCATTTTCTGGACTTTTGTGATTAAAAATCAATCCGCTTGTACCTTTTGTTTCAAACTGTGACGGAGTACAGTATTTAATATCTTTTAAGGTGTTTTCGATAGCTAAATCGTACTCTGCCTTTGTTGTTTCCTGCACCGTTGTGGGAATTTCTGTCGTCACAGGTTCAGTGGTTTCAGCCTTTATATCGGTGTTTGAACTGCTTTCCGCTGTTGTACCGCAGCCAACAAGCGATACTGCAAAAACTGCGGTTAATGCTAACGCTATGAGTTTTTTCATCATTCATCCTCCTAAATGTTAAAACAATATAATTTTTACTTAATCATACACTAACATTTAGAGAATGTCAACAATATGTGATAAGATACTACACTACACAAGCGAATTTATGAAGTCAAGTTCCTCTTTATCTTCGGCTGTGAGTTTGGGCTTTAGGTCGATAAGTTCTTTATGTTCATTGTAGAAATCCCGTTCGGTTTTGTCGAGTTTCTTATGCTTTGCCTTTTTGGTGCGTATTGAAATCACCTGTGTAAACAAGCCGTCACCCACCTCATTAAACAAGCCGAGAAAAGTCCACCAGTGCATATAATCGACTGTGCGTGTTTCCGCTCCTGCAACCTTATTGAGAGCAGGGAAGATTATATGTCCGTCCTGCTCCCAATCAAGCACACGAACGGGGAGCTGTTTGCCCTGCGGAATATCTCCGCCGTCAAGAAACCAAGTTGCCCTGTCAAGTGCCTTTTGGTAATTTTCGGGAATCTCCTTGTAAAGGCACTCGACACACACTCGGCATTTTTCAAAATCGTTCAGATCATCGTCTGCATAGGCTTTGAAAATCAGCAGAGCAACACGGAAGTCGGAATTGATTTCGTAGTTTCTGCCGTCAACCTCAAGGCTTTTCGGCAGTAATTCAATCACTTTTTCACCTGTGAAGTGTATTTGCCGACTTTCTTATTAGAAATTTTCTGTGCCGATTCAAAATCAGCCTGCATAACAGGAATAAGCACTTCAAGGAAGTTTTCAAAAATCGGCTTACCGCCCGCAAATGAAAGACAGTTAATTTCACCAAAGGCAACCGTGCAGACATCCGAACCGAAAATGTAGTTAATCTGTTCTCTGATGTCCTTGTCGCACTCGGTGATAAGCTGAATTGCGTCTGTGTTTTCAGCTTTTTCAGCGTTTTCATACTTCTTCTGAATCTGCTCAATATTCTTGACTGCCTCGTTGAGCCTTGCAAGAATGCCCACATCCGCGGTATTGATACGGATTACTGCGTTTTCGTCATCGCCAATCTGATACTCCTTGTAACCTCTGTCAAAAACAAGTTTCTGCATAAATCAATCCCTCCCCAAAGATTAAACCGTTGCGGTAAAGGTCGGCACTTTCTTCTCAATTGTAGCCGTACCCTGCTGTCTGTCGCCGTTAAATGCGATGTTGAACGGAATGTTCACACCGCCCTGAGCACCGCCGTAGGACTGTGGCTTTACGATACAGGTTTCAGTCCAAGCGTCATACGGACCTGTCTTCTTATCAACAAGGACTTCAAGAATTGCAGTCTTGCAGTCGTCGCCTGTAAGACGGTTCATTGCAATATCCTTAATCTTTTCGTAGATTGCATCGCCTGTATTTGCGTAATAAGTGTCTGCGTCAATTGACGGTTCATAGCCGTTATCGTTTACAACGGTTTCATCAAGAATGTTCTTGACTGCTTCTGTGTCGGGGTTGAGTTCAACGGACATATCTTCAATATCTCTGCCAATCAAAAACCACTTAGGGGTTTCGCCACCAAACGATGCGTCTATGTAGTGCATGAGATAACTTCTTTTGAGTTTACCGATATCGGGTGTTGCTGCCATAATTAAAATTCCTCACTTTCGATTTTGTAATCTGCGGTAATCTGTAACTGATACATTACATTACCAATTAAATTGCTGTCGGGTATGTCATAAAGCATACCGTTTGAACAGGTTATTTTTGTGAGCGTACCTGCAAGCTCATTGTTGCCAACCGTTACGGTCAGCGTTTGCCCCTTTGCCTGTTTTTCAAGCCACAGCTGTAACTCGTTAATAAGTCCGCTGTTGGCAAGGCGGTCATAGTCATTAACCGACTGATAAACAGCGTACAAGATGAATGTGTGCTGTCGCTCCTGATTGCCGAGAACATCGGATTTAATCAGTGTGTCGCCTGTCGGAGATAATCCGTAGCTGTCGGTGTCGGGGGTTGTGTAGTCAATGTGCAGAACATCGTTCAGCTTTGGAAAGCTCATCACAATGCTCTGCATAAGTTCAATTATGTTCATTCTGCCGTGCCTCCTGCCACTTTAGCAGCACCCTGTAAAATCTCTTTTTTACGGTCGGCTTTCATTCGTTCAAACCACATCTTGCCGGCAAGAGGGTGCTTTGCCCGAGAATAAACAAGCATTTTGCCTGTGGGGTGTTTCTTCTGTCCTTTAGGGCTGAAATAACCCACAATAACACCGTTTTCCTTAATCGGGATATTGGGACCGTAAACCTTGCCGTAGTAGAGATACCTCGCATACGGTGTGTTCTGATGAATTTCACCCGAGCCTATAACCGTTGAGAGGGTTGCCGACTTTTCAAGCACGCCGTTTCTGAATGGTGTATAGGGTTTCATCAATCGTAAAACCGTGCTGTCAACATACTTTTGCACCTTTAACACATCGGCATTTTTGCGGACTGCAAACTTTTTATCCCAGAGGAAACCTGCCGTACCGTTTTTCGACTTGATGACAAAATCGGGCGGTTGAACAATCTTCATGCAATCACCTCGCCGAAATTTTGATGTGCTGTAAATCGGTTACGCCGTAGAGCTTTTCATCAATCGACATAACCGCATAGCACCTGTGTTTTTGCTTTAGCGTTTTAAGGCTCTGTGACACGCTCTGAGGGTTTGAATTATCAAAGGTAAAATTACTCTCGCCCTTAATAATAATGTCCTGTGCGCTGTTCTGAGGGGTGCATAGCTGACCTGCAAAAAGGTTTTCGCTCGGCTTTAAAAAGTCGGGCAAAAGTCCTGCGGATTCAATCGGAATATACACCGTCACGCTGTCAGCGTTCTGCATTCCGCTTTTAAGCACATTGCGAGCCTTGTTCTCCTGCCAATGACATTCGGGAATGAAATATCGGTCATAGCCTGAGCCGTTGAATCTGTAGATTGTGCAGGAGCTTTCAGGGGTAATAATCATCTGCGACCACCTCTGTACAGCAAATCGGTGTCGGCAAGATACTTGTAAATTGTGTGTCTGACAGCCTTTTTATGGGCGGTTTTACGCTCTTCTTCGGACACATAGCTTACGGATTCATCACCGACGCTTGCGGATGAAATTCCTGAATTTGCGGACTGCTTTTCATCGTTATATACAAGCTCTGCAAGCTCACAACAGCAGAGTTTTACGCTTTCGGGAATATTGTTCCCGTCAACATTTTCGCCTGTGTATGCCTTAATGAGCAGGGTTGCAGAGCGTGCATAATAATCAAAGGCGGAAACAATGACCGCCTTTCTGCCACAGAGATATTCAGAGATGTAATAGCCTTCATCGGCATAAGCGGTCATAGTAAAACTCCTTTAAGCCTCTACGGCTGAATGGCAGTAGATACCTGCCTTTTTATTCTCGTAAACATCGGCAATACCGACCATACGATAACCAAACTTCCAACCGTCAGAACTCTGATTAACTGACGGCTCAATAACCTTTGTGTCAAGGTGCTTTGTGAACTGAATCGGAGCAGAGCCGTGAATAATCATAAAGTTGATATTCTTGCCCGAAGTCGCCTTTTTGTAACCGCCCTTTTCCTTGCTTGAGGATGTGCCGTCAAGCTGTTCAATTGCTGTATAGAATCTTGACTGAGGAACAAGTGTGGTATCTGCAAAACGGCTGAGAACCTCCCTTGACTTTGTTGTATCGAGATCCTGCACAAGACCGTAAAGCGGTGATGTGATGAAAAGGTGTCTGTTCTCGAAAGGAACTTCGTCCTCATCCATTTTTGTTGAGGCTGTGCGGAGAGCCTTTACAACCTCTTCGCCTGTTGTGAGAGTTGCACTCACGGAAGAAATACCGCTTGTACCGGCATACTTTGCAAAGCGGAAAGCGTCAAGCTCGGGAACAACCTTTGTGCGGATAAACTCGCCCGAAAGTCTGCCGAATGCAATGCCTGCCGATTCTGCATTATCCATTGTGTCAACCGTGAACATTCTGCCACGGTCAAAGTTACATTTCACGGTTTCGTTCGTAAGCTCAACATCGCCGTCAACATAACCGCTGTTGCGTGAGTAGTCTGCAAGACCGTCCATTGTGAGCATCGGAATGATAAGCTCGTTTGCGTTAGCGCCCTGTGTTGCAAGGTCTGACGCACCGTCAATTTTGCTTGTGAGTGCAGACTGCTTATAGACCTCATCAAGCAACGCTGTGTACTGTTTAAAAAGTGCAATTGTGTTTGCCATAATAAAATCACCTCATAGATTTAATAAAATTATTTCTTTTCGGCAGAAAGTCCCATAGCCGCACGCATTGACGCAAGCGGATTTGAGCCTGTACCGCCGTTACCTGTTTCGGTTGCACCGACTGGATTCTGAAAAGGCTCATCAGAACCGAACATATAGCCGTTTTTGGACTTAACCTGTTCGAGAGCCTTTTTGATGTCATCTGCCTGATTTTTAGATGCTTTCAGGTTTTCAAGGTCAAGCAGAGCCTTGACAGCCTTTGAGTTTCTTGCACCGCTTTCCGAAATTGCACCGTCAAGCACTGAGTTAAATTCCATATCCGCAATCCTTGTCTGATACTCGGTTTCCTTTGTTTCAAGTTCACCGTTGAGCTTTTTGATTTCGCCCTTGAGCTCGTCCACATTGACACCCTCAAACTTTTTGAGTGCAGTCTGTGCAGTTTCAAGCTGTGACTTGTAGTTGTCCCTTGATGTGCGGAGCTTTTCAACCTCTGACACGGTTTTGTAATTATCCGCAAAGGCTTTTTCAAAGTCTACCTTTTTATCTTCGGGAACTGTAAAGCCGATTTCGGAAAGAAGTGTGTGTATATTCTTCATAGTAAATCCTTTCTGCATAGCTTGTATTCCGCTTTGCCTGCGGTAGAAATTCAGCCGTTGTAACCTACGGCAGGGTAAAATAAAAGCACCTATGCAATCAAATGCAAGGGCGCTTAATCTGTTTTTTCTGTTTTAACTGCTTTGGTTCTCGGCTTTTTGGGAGCGTCAGACTTGACCTCTTCTGCAAAACCGCCGTCAATGAGTTCCTTTGCTCTCTGCTCGGAGCATTCAAAAACTTCATTCACAGGTCGGGTTACATAGCCGTTCTGTTTATCATTAAATGATGTTGTTACTCTGATTTTCATTCTGTCACCACCTTTCGAAACCGGTCGAAATCGACGGGTTTAACTGTTAATCTTTACTCTTAAATGTAATCGGCAAAATCTGTTTAGGCAGGAAGTTAATTTCATAACGGTATTTGTCCACTTCTGCACCGCTTATGTCCTCTACAACATACATAGTTTCATCATTAAGACCTATGATATGCTTTTTGTATTCACCCTTGCCCGTTTCGCAGACAACCTCAATTTGGTTATCGTCATTATCGACCTGTAATGAAAAAGCGGCAACAAGTTCAAATGACGGCTTATCGGTTCTTGTGTTAATAACCGTAAGCCTGCGTATCACATTGAAATTGTCTGCTTCCTGCGAAACATTGTACGATACCTGCGTTGCCTCGGTACAGCCCACAGTAAACAGTACGATTGTTGCAATCATAACTACCATAAGTACAATTGCTAAAATTCTTTTTCTCATAGTATCAAACCTTTCTTTGATTAATAATAAAAAAGCACTCTGATTTCTCAAAGTGCTGATTTGATGTATTAAGTTTTGCTTTGGCAAGTTGCAGGCAAGTTAAATAATGCCGTAAACAAGCCGTTTTTCTTGCTCTGAACATATTCTCGGCAAGTTAAACAACAAAACCGCCCTTTTTACGGAGCGGTTAGCTTTTGTTTCTTTGTTTTTCAAGTTCTTTAATTATTTCGTCAAGACGTTTTGAAGCTTCTTCGTTAGAACCATCTAAAACAGATTTGTTTATTTCTTCCATTCAAATAAACCTCCTTCTTGATGTTTACTTAAAAATTTATCAATAACCTTTCTGTATTCACTATCAGAACCTGTTTTTATCCTCTTTTTTCCCATTCGTTGTAACTCTGTTAAAAGTGATAGTCTGTCGTATCCTTTCAACTTTGTTAATACTTCAATGTTGCCATCGTTTTTCACAATAGTAAATGTTTTTATACTATCATTCTTAATAAATTCGATAATATCATTTAAAGAATAACTGCTGTTTCTCGGGTGATTGTGCATAACAAATAAATCTTTGCCTTGAAGTGCTGATCCAAAATCTATTTTTTCATCAGTTCCTTTAATAGGCTCTGTAATCATTTTGGACACATCATTTTTTAACACGAAGGCAACTTCTTTATTTTCATTTTGTTCTTTTGAAAATTTCAAAAGCTCCTTGTGTTGTTTTTGAATTTCCAAACACTGCTCTTCTGTATAACCTTCAATATCAACTTTAGGAATACGACTGATAGCTTTATCGGTTATCGGAGTAATAGGCTTTTTACTTTTCTCTTTTATTATAACACTTTTACCCGATTTTGCAACAGATTCAGCGGTGATTTTATTAACACTCTCTGCTTTTTTCGGGAGTTTTGAGCCTAAGGCATTTTTGCCGTTTACGGTTATTCTTTCCCATTGTTCGGGAAGTCCCATAGCTTTTGAAAACTTTACATATTCGTCCTGCCTTTGAAAATATCTGACCTTTGCGCCTGTGATTGTGTCGTCATCGGCACCGCCCTGTGTGAGCAGTTCAATCTTCTGTCGGTCGGCACGCATTGCAGTTTCAAGCTGTCTTTGCCTCTGCTGTGCCTCATATGCCGTGTACTCTTTGCCGTTGTATTCTTTCGGCGTGTTCTCTTCCTCGTTCATACGGTCAAGTTCTTCTTCGCTGTATGTCGGAGTGTCAATTCCTTTCATAAACGGCGAATAGCTGTGATAGCAATTCGCACCGCAAAGTCCTGTGACCGTACCCAATCCGCAGACGGTTTCAAGCTCCTTTTTGCTGTACACTCTGCCCTGCCACACCTGATGTGTCGGTCTTGCCCCACGGTGATAGCTGACCTCGAAATATTCCGTGCCGAGCTGTTCGGCGTTGTCCTCGTTGACCTTTGCGACAACCTGATTAAAGCCTGTCATCAACGCCCTGCGTGCCGCCACATCAACACGATTGCTCCAACCACTTGCATAATCGACGGTGCGCAATCCGCTGTCGGTCATAGCTTTAACCGCTTTTTTGAGGGCTGTGCTATAATCGACCGCACCGCTTGCAATCTGCATAAGTCCGTTGTCAAGAGTGCGTTGGTAAAAGTCCGCAAGCGGAGTAAATGACAGCGTATTGTCGGCATTTCTCACGGCGAATCCAAGTGAGCCTGTAATGTTCCTGTACTCCGATTTTGTCTGATTTTTGACCGCCTTTACAAGTTGTTGCAACTGTTTATTTTCTGCATAAGGAATATACTCTTTGCCCTTGCTTGTATAAAGCTCCTCATTTCTTGCATATCCCGATTTCACGACTTCGTCATAGATTCTGTCAATTTCATCGTCAGACACATCGAGCGTGCTTTGAATAAGGCTGTCTATTTCGTCCTTGCTCACGCCCAATTCATAAAGCCTGTTAATCTGCCAATCGGCGGCAGAGGTTATCTCCTCACTGTTAGCTTTCAAACGCTCCGTAAGGTCTGACATAATATTTAACTGTAAACTGCGGTACAACTGTTCCATAGCCGAGGGCAAAGCCTCAATTTCAGTCGGAGTGAACATTATTCGATAACCTCAGAGGACTGCGGAAGATTCTTTTTCGCTGTCTTTTCGTCCTCTCCATACCACTTCATACGGTACTCATCAGGTCGCATAATACCGAGGTTTAAGTCCTGAATATCCTGCTTGCGTTCGGTTTCTTCATCGGTCAGAATACTGTCCTTGAAATCGCATACAAACGAATAGCCGCTTGTTGTCAGCGAATTGTAAAAGGCAAGAGCATACACCAAGTCATCAAGGCAATAGCGAAGCTGTTTCTGAATTGCCGACACGGTGTTGTACTTTCTGTCCTTTGCCGACTTAATCTCCGTAGCAGTCTTTGCAACTGTTTCGGGGTTTGAAAGGTCACCGTATGCAAGACCGACCGCAAATTCAATCATACGCAGATATGTATTCAAGCCGTCCGTAATGTCGGACTGTCGGAACGCAGGCGAAAAGTCCTTGAACAGTTCTTCGTCACCCAAATTCACATCAACGGCACGGTACAAACGCCTGTTAAGTCTGTCGGCTTTGCCGTCCTTTAATGCGGCAGAATCAACATGAATTGCACGCTCTCCGCTTTCAAATTCCCAGTCAAGCCGTCCGAACTGCATATCGGCTTTCTGAATGATTTCAAGTCCGCTGTCAAAAATCGACATACCGCATGATGAGCCGTCAATCGTGTTTTTAATCGGCACTCTGAAATAACCAAACGCAGGCCTTTTCATATCGGGGTATGTGACCGCAGGCGGTAAGTCTGACCACTCGTCAATGACAGCGAGAGGAATTTCAGTACCGAGAACCTCGGATGATGACGAACGGTAAGCCGTGTTAGTAACAGTCAAGCCCTTGTCCTTATCAAGGCTGTGATATTCAAGCCTTGTGTAGTAGTTGTCACCGATTTTCTTAAATTCGGGGAAGATGACCTTTACAAGCCTGTGCTTTGCGTCAAACTCAATCGGCACAAAAGCATTTGCCGAGATATATTGCACCCTGTCACCGCCCAAAGGCTTGATGACCATTGCACCCGTTGCAAGACCTGACTGTAACTCCGAATTAAGCTCCTCGGTTGCAATTTTAAACAAATTTGACAGCGTTTCATTTGAGATGTTCACCGTCATTTCGTTAAGCGTAATGTTAGCAAACTCCCTTGTGATTGACTGCTCAAGCCTCAAACTGATGACATTTTCATCAAGCCACGGAGCTTTGCCGACATAGCAGTTTTGCCATACGCCGATAGCTTTTTGCATTTCTGCCGTAATCGCAAGCCGTAAATTAAGCGCCTGCCGAATATTTTTAAGCGGAAACATTCGCCTCCACACTCCCTTCAAAAAATCTATAAGTCCCATTATTCACCTCTGCGTTTCCATACTCTGTTCATTGCATATCTGACAGCGTCAATATGGTGGTTGTCCTTATCGGGATAACCGCTGATAACATTGCCGTCCTTGTCACGCTCGTATTCATAGTCGAGAAACTCCTGTGCAGTATGCGGGCAGCGTGTGTTATCAATCACAATCTCCCGTAAAGACTGCAACCACTTCATCGAGTAAACAACCGAACCGGGTCCTTTTTCTGCCGAACGAGCCATTAAACCGTCAGCCCTGTAATCGCCGACTGACTTCTGTTCTGCACTGTCGCAAGTAATCAAGTCATTACTTGTAACTCCGTGCTTAGTTCTGAGCAATTCGGCTGTTTCCCTGTTACTTTTTTTGTTGCAATGTTCCTCGTCAAAAATAATGAGCTTGTGTTGACTTGGAATATAAGTCATACAATCATAGGCAAACGGATCAGGATACCAACCCCAGTCAACTCCTCTGTAAAATCTGTCAAATGTCTGAATTTCGTCATCTGTGACCTCACGAATAACAACATTATCAAATACATTGCCGCCTGTGCCGTTAGCAATGCCCATATACTCGTTTTCATAGGCGGTAGGGTTTGTTTCTTTCAGGAACTCTGCGTCATCTATAAACGGCTTTCCGAGCCATTTTGACGGTACTGTAAGGTATGTACTCTCAATAACGAGCCTGTCTTGACGGGGAATTTTAATATACTTGTTCGCCCAGTTCTGTGCAGATTTCGGAGGGTTGAACGATTTAAATTTAAAAGCCGTGTCACCGCCGCGAATCACTGACTGTTCAATCTTTCTGACAGCTTCCTCGCCCGTGAACTGGTCAAGTTCTTCAAGCCACACAACGCCAATATAGCCGAACGGTACTTTGATTGATTTAATCTTGCCCGGATCATCTGCTCCACGGAAGTATATTTTCTGTCCTGTGCTTACCCTCGTGATTTCGAGAGGTGACACGGTGCAGTTAAACTCGCTTTCAAGACCGAGAGCAGAGATTGACCACAAAATCTGCTGATACACCGAACTGCGCAGAGTGTCGGCTACCTGACGAAAAATACAGGCGTGCATATCCTCGTTCTTCATAAGCAAATCAATAACATTCAGACTGACGAAAGACGATTTTGTTGAACCTCTTCCGCCGGGGAAAACATATTCCGAATGTTCTTTACCCTCAATATCAAAAAGCACCGACGAAAACGACGGTGCAACCATATTAGCCGGTATTCCTTTGTACTCCGAACCGTCACTCTTTGGCGGTTCAGCCTTTTTGCGTTCAATGTCGAGATAGGCATTGTCGAGCTTGATTTTATGATTTTCAAAAACATTGTCACGAATAATATTTCTTAATTCTTTAATGGAATTAACATCACCTGTTTTAGCCTTTTTGAGAAGTGCCGCATTTACAACGAGCAAATTATTGACCAAATCTTCGTCAATCTCATCAACATTAATTCCCATATCAATAAGCATTTCCCAGTCGGCAGGAGTGTTGGCCGGCAAAGAAAGTAACATATCCATAACCTGTTTCATACTCTTTTTACGGCGGCGTGACTTGCCCGAAGCCTTACCGCCCTTTGCTCCGTTTTTCACGGCTTCATCACGGCTTTGGTCAGATGTAAACGGTATTAAATTTTTCTCATTGGGCAATCACCTCACCTCTTTTATCCGATTTTCCCTCACAACACAAAACCGCCCTCAAACGAGAGCGGTTTGTGCGATTTTTTTAGGGGGACATAAATGCCTATGTCGTTTTGTTGCTTTCTTCAGTTTACATTATATCACCCTGAAACCGAAAAACCGAACAACTTTTACCAATGGTGGCGGTTGCACATAATTCTTATGTTGTCGGGGGTATTGATTCCGCCTGTATCGACTGCAATCTTCGCCCAGCTGTATTTTAAGCCGAGGTGCATAAACAGGCAGTTTTCCACAAAATCATCCCGTGAGAGGCTGTTCAGAGCCGAGTTCCTGCGGATTTCAAGGTTCTGAATATCACGCTGAATATCGGCAATCTGCACCACCGCATTGCCCACCCTGTCGGATGTCTGACCTGACGGAACAATTCGTTCACCCAGCGTCACCGCCGTGTTGTCCGCCTCAGCCTGAATCCGTGCCATTTTCGCCCTGAGCCGTGAAATCTCTCTGTTAATGTCCTTAATCTCTCTCGCCGTCAATCTATATCACGCTCCTCCTCGTCAAGCATACCAAGTTCCTGCGCCAACGCAACAACAGCGGTTACAATCGAACGCAAATCCTTACCTTTGATGTTACACATATTAAAGCAAATATCGCCCTCATCGTTATCAAGTTTACCAAAATCAATAACAAGTCCCTTTGTGATCGTCTTGCTTTCATTGTTATCGTAATTAACGGTAATGTTTTTAATATCTTTCATTTTCTTCACCTCCTACAAGCTCGGGATTATCGTATATATTCCCGACAACTTCAATATCTTTTGAAGGATAGTGTCTGCCTAATCCCTCATAGATTAAATTATACACAAATCCAAATTCAGTTTCATCAACATCGTACTGAACGATTCCATAGTCGTCATCATCCGAGCGGTAAAGAAAATCAATGATATCACCCTCGAAAATCTTTGTGCCGTTCTTGTCGTGCATGCCTGTGTACTGTCCGACTGTGTCAGCGTCAATATGCCACACATTTGAGCTTTCGTTCTTGTATGGCTCTTTGATTACCAATCCTTTGGGTTCAATACTTAAAAAGCCGTACTTCCATTCGTTTCCGAATTTACCTCTGAATAATATTTCTCTCATCACTTAATTCACCTCTATTTCCAAATTAAGATAGCTTTCGTTATCTATCTCGTTTCTCAATTTCTGTCCATAGTCAATGCCTTTGTATTTTAATGCCATAGTCCTGTCGAACTCTTTGTGCATTTTAATAGAGGCATATTCTACATTGTTTTTGTATTCCTCGGTAAATTCTTCTGCCCCATCTTTAACATTTGCAATATATCTCAGGGCTTCAAGATTTAATTTATAAAGTCGCTTTGCTCCGAATCCGAAATGGCGACTCAATATTATGGAAGCAAGTTCCAGCCCGTAACCGATACCGGTATCAAACATTTCACCACGAATACGATCTTCGTGCTGTTTACTTCTTAATTTCCAGTTGCTTTTCATTTATCACAACTCCTTTTTGATTTAATATCGCATATTTTCTCTGTGCTTGCTTAATTCTCGCAGCTCTGCAGTCCTTGCAAATGTCATTACTTTTTCGTTCATAAAAGGTAATTCCACATCTTTTGCAGAATTGTGGTTCTATTCTATTAAATGATGTGCAGCTGTCGCAGTCTTTTTCGTTTGCCGTACAGCCGTTTATGTTATCCCAATAGGTACAACAATCTTTTTGCCAAAATTCAGCGTACTCACTCTCAACATTTGAGTTCTCTTTCGCAACACATTTAATTTCACCTGCAAGCATAGATAACAAGACTTTTACCTTCTCCTTGTCCTCATCAGACATAAACCTCTTGTATTTAATCGTCCTGTCCGGAAGATTATCGCCAAACTGACCATTGCCAATGTATGCTCTTACCTTATCAAGCCTTTCGGTCAAGTAATAGTCAAATACTCGACCTCTGATAGCTTTAGCAGATTTATCAAGCACATCTGACATTTCTTCATACTTATAGCCTGATTTAATCATTTCACCAAGCTTCTTAATTTCTTCAGCCGTCCACTTTATGTGATTATTTGCCTTAACCGGTCGCTCCTTAATACCAAGGTCTAATATTCTTCTCTGTATTGCTCCTTCCGTTCTATTAAGCAGTATCGATAATTCTCTATAGCTATATTTATGTTCAGCAAGAAATTTCTTAAGTCGCTCATCTTCAACAGCAGTCCAAGGTGATGTAATAAATTTATGGCTGTGCCTTATATCAGTTCTTCGCTTTTTATCAACCCAATCAGGTTCTACACCAAGATAATACTTTTCAAATTTGGAGAAATTCAAAAAGCTCTGATTCTTGTATGCCCATTCCCAAAATTCATCAATATAAACTACCTCAAACTTTTCTTTCTGCCTGCAAATCGTATGTAGAGGAAGGCCTCTATTTTGTGCCCAAGAAATTTTGATATAACCTCCGCTACTTTGATTACCATAAACAGCTTCGCTCAAATATGATAAAGTTACATATCTATCTCCACAGCTTAGAAAAGCTCCAAGCTTTAATTTATTAACTTTGTTAAGTACCGAATAAACAGAGCGTGATAAATGTTTTGTAATGTTTTTTACACTAACATTTCCCCACGCAGATGTTAAATACTCAACTTCTTCTGTTGTCCAATTTCGTCTCATTTTGTATACCTACAACACCAGCCCGTACCTATCTGCTCTGAATACGGACACTTTTTGCAGCAATAAACGCATATGTACAAACCTTTTTCAGAGTACGGGCATTTCCGTATGCTACACGGATGATATTCGTGTTTACACTTTCGACAAACCTGCAATTTCATAATCAATCACCCAATTGCAGATATTTTTCAATTGTCTGCTTTGCTGATGTACTGCCATAACATACCTTTACGGCGTATCCGCACCGTGAAAGATTCTGCAACCATTTATCCTGATGTTCAGAAGTCTTATTGTTGCCGACTTTAAGCTCAATATATAAGCCGTGATATTTACCTTTTGGCACAGCAAGGCATAAATCTGGAACACCTGCCCTAACTCCTTGCCTTTTAAGATGTGCGGCTTCGGCTTTATCTCTTCTGCCACCATTTGGAACAGCGTACAGCATTGAAAGTTCAGGATGTATTTTCATTTGCACACATTTATCCACCCATTTAATGAGTTTACATTGCTCCTGTGCTTCAGACATCATTTTCATTTCCTCTCGTAAAACGGTAATTCTTATTTTTATCGGCTTTAATAAAAATTTTCGGATTAGCCATTTCTGAAATTCTACTGCCTAAAGCCTCATCAATCTGCGAAATCTGTTCAAGTGATAATTCAGATGTTATGATAGTCGGCAATCCTTCATTGTATCTGTAATTGATAATCTTAAATGTAGCATTGACATCAGCTGTTGAGACAAAATCGCCCCTGCGAGTTTTAAAGAAATCATCAATGTAAAGAATTTCCGCTTGCTTATATGAATTTATGAGAGCTTCATACACCTCTAAATTACTCGATGCCTGCTTGATTTTGGTAATATCATCCTGCCAAAGCATATATTTAGGTGCTTTGCCTTTTTTGAGTAATGCTCCGACAATAGCCGTACATATATGTGTCTTTCCACAACCGGGCTGACCGCCGAAGAAGAACCAATCAGAGCATTTGTCAATGTACTCATATGCTTTATCTTTCACATATTTCTGCCAATCTGAGGTTGTCTTGTAACTTTCAAAAGTATATCGTTTAAGAAGTTTTTGAAGACCGCTGTTCTGCATTCTGTGAAGTTCATCTCGAATTTTCATACAATCACATTTGCAAGCAACCACATCATATGTAACCTGCCCGAAAGGCGTTTCGCCTGCCTTTACACGGTAAATATAGCCTCGGTTCATACATTTCTCGCACTCATAGCCAATGAGCTTACCGGGTGTTGAGTTAAACACTTTTGCTTCTTGTTCGGCTTTTTCTCTCGGAGTGAGTTCTTTAGAAGACTTTCTCGCCCGTTGGATAATTTCCTCCGCTCGCTGTGGTGACATTATTCTTGACATTATCGCTTGGATTGAATCCATATCCTACACCTCCTCTGTCTTGGATCTTATTAAGCCATTTAGTAATGAACCCTTTAATGCCGGTTCTTGTTTTTCTCCTGCTCGGATTAGCTTCGAGCCATCCCAACATCGAACGCAATTGTTGTTCTACATCAACAGCAGGATACAAAATTTTGTAGTGCTGAACATCAGATTTTGAAACTGAATAATTACTCTTATCGTTCAAAGGTAATGTAATAAAAATATTTTCACCGGCGGTGTCGGCTGCATTTGCAGACGGCATCGCATAATAATTATTTCTATTTACTTTACTTTCCTTTACTTTACTTTTCTTTGTGTCGTTCTCGGAGAGATTATGTTCATTCTCGGAGAGATTATGTTCATTCTCGGAGAGATTATGCTCATTTTCAGGTATAACTATATAAGCCTTTGTTTCTTCCGTTTTCAAAAGCCAATATAATCTATTTATTGTGCGACCTCGCACGGAGCGTTTTTCGATAGCGTACATATATCGTTCTTGCATCATTTTGTTGGTCAGTATGCTCTCCCTATCAAACAGCCCGTTATCAAACAGCCCAATTCGTAAGCAAAGCTTAACTACCTGATTTACCGTATCTGATTTAATTCCACCGCTCATTCGTTTCGCTATCGTGGCAGCACTGGTTTCTTCTCGCCACTCATAATAGTAACCATTTGTTGCATAAGCTTTGGTACAAATCCAAAAAAATACTCCAAAGCCGTCCCAACCCTGTGCATCAATAAGCACATCAAATCTCTCATCATCATCGAACAAGTGAACATCCCAAGCCGCAAAGTCAAGCCCTCGCTTTGGTTGTCCAGCCATTCACTGTATCACCTCTTTCTTTTTGCATTAAGTTTCAGCTTTGTACAAAGATATTCATCAAGCTCTATACCGTAGATTTTGTACTTATCAAACAGCTCTTTTTCGTGCCGATGTGCTTCATCGTGGTGCTTTCTGCAAAGGCATATAGCTTTTAATCCTATATGTACAATCTGTTCCCTATCTCGCCCCATACCAATTCTGTCAACATGATGAACTTCACCTGGTGCATTGCATATTGCACACTTACGATTTTCAAGACAACTGTACAAGTATCTGCCTATATCATCTGTAACATTAAGCAGAGTATCTCTTGTTCCGATATTTTGGTAGAAACAAAAATCTATCAGATAGCTTATGAAATCTCTTGCTACGCTTTTTTCGCAATCAGACAGCGAAAAGTATTCAATGCCAAATTCACCGCAAAAATTAAACTTGAAATATTCTTTAATCCATTCGGGATTATCTCCGCACCAAAATGCTATATCTCTGATGATTGCGTATATTTTTCTTCGCTGTTCGGCAGAAATCGTGCGTCCGTCAACAATTCTGAGTTCAATTTCATGTACTTGTTTCTGTGCAAGTTCTCTGCCGATACGCTCATGCGGTCTTACTATTAAGTTATATCCGTCATAAGATACTATGTTCGCTGATGTAATCATACTAAGTCCTCGTGTTGGTGCATATAAACGAAGAAACTGTTATTACCCATATTTTGATACAACCATTCATCGCACTTTTCTTTGCTCAAATGTGTACGAAGAACTCTATCTTCGTACACATATTGACCTTTCAATCGTTTATCTTTTATTCGATTAAGTAATTCTGTTTTTGAGTAGTTAGCTTCTACAAGATACAAATCGTAGTTCTTAGCTGTTATATGAGCGATTTCCGATGTATCAGTTGCGTATATAACTTTATATATCCCCTGTTGAGTGTTGAAGTGTAACTTCCAGCCGATATTAGGAACATCATGCCGAAGTGGTACTGCTGAAAAAGTAATATTGCTGATTGAGTACCATTTATCCTGAGCGACTATGAAAGAATTGTATTGAAAGGAGGTATCACCTAATAAAAAAAGCTTTTTGCAAAGATAATTGGGGTAAATTATCCGAATACAAGGGTGTTCGGACAGCAGTCGCTTTAGAGTAGCAACATTACAATGGTCTCCGTGTTGATGAGTTAAAAAAACATATTTAACTCGGTCAACCACTTCACACTCAACAAGTTTGCTGAACGGCACTCCGCAGTCAATCAAGACCTGACCGTCAAGAAGAACTGCGTTGCCCTTAGAGCCTGTACTGATTATCTCAACATCAATCATCTCACTCTGCAAGATCATCGATTGAGAATGCTTCATCGGAATCAATCTGCTGTTCAGATGATTCCGGTAATGGGGCATCTGACGGTACATCTGCGTCAATCATTGTATTCGTTTCATAATCGGGAGTACCGTCGGCATTGATTATATGATTGTCAGCTTCATACGCTGTCTGCATTTCAACACTCATAACGCCCCATTTGCTGATAAGCTGTCTGAGCATTGTTTTCTTAGCCATCGCATCAAAATCCTTTGCCCAAAATGTATAGCTTGTACCCTTCTTGATATCATTTGCATATCCAGCTGAATACTTCATAGCGTGCTGTTTCATCTTATCCTTACTCCAGTAAAGAGCTTTCTCAAAGCCGTTTACATAGCGAAAATAAGCATAATATCCGATTGTTTCAGCTGTTTCACGCTCTGTTTCATCTTCAGTCATTTTGATTGTAATTTCTTCTGTGAGCGGATCCCAATTAAGAAGTTCTCCCTCTTTGATTTCCACCACATTAAGTCTTTTATACTGTCCTGAACGGATAGCAAGCTGAATATAGCCACGATAACCAAGAACGAATGTTGCTGTTGTACGATTGTTCTTACGGTCCTTAAACGGAACCATGTAATACTGTCCGAGCTGTGGTGATGGTGGCAAGCCGAGCGAATGTCCGCAAAGTGCCGCTGAAAGAATTGTTCCTGCATCACATTCTTCGAGTGCCGGATTGGTACTCACTACTGAGGTAATAGCCGCCGTGAACTTTTGGATTTCCTTCGGGTCTTTCATTGAGTTTGAAAGACTTTTCTGAAAAGCCTGTGTCTGGAGCATTGACGAAAACTTCGGCTTTCTCTGCTGAATCTGATTGTTTTGATTATTATAATTACTCATAGCGCAATCCCCTTTCGTTGATTAACTGCTTAACAGTGAGTGCAAAATCTTTAAGCTGTGATTTTGTACCGTAAACCTTGAATGACAATGACAGAACTTTTTCATCTTGCTGTGGCTGTTCTGATATTTCTTCAACCGGAGGAGCAACTTCTTCAGGCACATTTGCAACAAACGGTTCATATTCGTCAAGAGTGTTGCTCACAGCCTGCTCGGCTTTTTCACGCTCTGCTCTTTCGGCTTCTGCCCTTGCTTTTTCTTCTTCAATAGCCTTGTACCTCTCGGTTACGGAAGTTATTGCAACCGATACATTCAAAGACCGCTTATACTCGTACAGGATTTCGTCCTTGTGCTCCTGCGTTGCGATAAGCTTTAAGTCATCCATAATCTTGTCAAGGTTAGATTTTATAGTTTCTTTAAGCTTTTTGAGAGATACGCTCATAGTAATGTTTAAACTAACTTGCTCATATGCCACAAAATCAATACCGAGTGATTTTGAATACTCATCAAAATAGCTTTTTGATTTTTCGTACTTTTCCTGTTTAAGACCCTGCTCAATGGTGTCAACCTTACCTTTAAGGGCGGAATCAGCTTTCTTATAAGGCAATAACACGCAATCTTTGTAAACTGTTTCAAAAGCCTCATAAGGTGTTATTATTTCCGATTTAACCGCTTTTCGGCGAGTTTCAAATTCCGCAAATTCCTTATTGAGCGATGAACGCAACTTCTTGATTTCCTTGTAGTTTTCGTCTGTACATATCATTTCGCAGGCAGTGTTTACCTTTTTCTCAATTTCAGATTTAACCAGCTTGAGATTCTCGATAATGACAGGAATCTGAGCTACCTGAATTAAATCGGTTGAATCAGGTTCTACATCATTAACTGTTGACAGATTTTTTACTTCTTCCATATCAGCAGTTTCAAGCAAATTAACGGGTTCTGTAATTTTGGTCATTTTATGTTACCTCCTTAATCTATTGACCATTCTTCCTCGGTAATGCCGTGAAAAAGTTCGGCACATTCACGAGAACAGAAAATATCATCATTTGTATCTCTGAAATATGTATAATCATATCTGAGTTCTGCGTTGCACGCTCTGCAATGCCCCATTACCAGTACTTGCGGTGCGTTTGGGCACATCGGATTACACGGAGTGTTTCTGCATACTTCGCACATTTTAATATCTCCTAACTATTGATTTTTCGATTCAATATGATATAATGAGCTTGTTTAAATTTCTTTTTGTTTAATCCCGTGTTGCTGTTCCTAAGCAATGCGGGATTTCTCTTTGCCTGCAAGTTGCATTTCAAACAACGCCTTTGATACTCTTTCAGCTCTGAGTTCTTCCCTGATAAGCTGTTCAAGGTAATAATCCTCAAGGCGTTCACCGTTTGCATCACCAAATCGGCTGATAATAACCGCCAACTTGTTCTTAGCGTGTGCCTTAGCAATTTCAAACTCAGATTCAGTGCATATGTATCCGTTTGAGGATATAAAATCAGTGTAATTCAAAATATTTTCCCACCTTTATATTTGATAAACATTTTGCTAAGGTCCGCAAAATGTTCTTTTCATCAAACAACCTTGTAGTCGTTGGCATTTTCAACCCCCACACATTCAAAGCCGATTGTTTCGGATTCAGGTGTTTCAAGGGCTTTGAGCTTGCGTTTTAGCTCTCGGTTTTCGTGCCTATAACCGCTTGACGCTGTTTTTTCGAGTGCAAGGTCTGTTCTTGCGTTTCTCAGTTCAATGCTGAGATGTCTGTTCTCTGCTCTAAGGTTTTCAACATCTTTGAGCAGTTTTCTGCGTGTCGGGTAGTTTCTTAACCACATTTTTAATGCTCCTTTATGTATTGTCTGATTTCTTCCTTATCAAATCGCCAAAGCTTTCCGATTTTGTGGGCAGGGAGAACGCCCTTTTGTGCAAGCCGTGTTGTGTAATCAACATTAAGTGCAAGCAACCGTGCCACATACGGCACATCAATTATCACAGGCACTTCATCCCAGTTGATGATAGGTCTTTCTCTCGGCATATGTACACCTCCTATTTTTCGTTGGTAATTTTGTCTGAAACGATTTCGACTAATTCAACATCAGCAACGCTTGATTCAGCCTATAAGATTTTTGATTCTTTACCTATAGTAGATTTCAAAAATCAAATAGAAGCCACAAACAAATCAAATAACGGTAATCAAAAATTCGATTTACAGAAAGGAGTTGCAAAACTTACTCCTGTTGAAAAAGCGTTCATTGATGTTTGTCTTCGTCCTTTGCCCACTTAATCAGATCCATAATTTGAGCGTCGTGCTTATCAAGGTAGCTGTCTATTGTTTTATACAAATGGGCGGCTACTATTTTTATAGCTAATACTGCTGAAACAAAAGCTGTGCAAAGCATTAGCAGTCCTAAAATTATTATTACTTCCGTCTTTCTTCACCTCCTTACGCTGTTTTCTGTGAATAAAGCAATGTGTTATTGTTTTAAACGACCTTGTATGGTAATATTAAACAAAGGAGTGGTACATATGCTTGATAAGAAATGCAGAAAGATTGTAAAATGCTGTTTAAAATATTATCCTGACGAAAGAATTATTCAAACAACAGATTTACAAAAACACCTAAATTTCAGCAAGATGGAAATACGCTATTGCTGTCAGAGATTGAATAAATTAGGTTTCTTTGATTCATTTCAAACTTCAATAGAAGACACGGTTCATTTTGTTCCGAGTTATAAATTGTTTAATTATAAAGAACACGAAAGAACGAAGATTAAAGAGTTTTTGATAAACTCCGTAGCAATACCCGTCATCGTGTCAACACTATCAAGCATACTAATAACGCTGATAACACTGATGATATCAGGGATACTGCAATAGATGTAAAAATCGGGTGTTTCATTAACCATTCAAGGATAAACACCTTATCTCACCCCCTTAGTTTTGGTTGGGTTGCAGTTTCCTTTAAGAAACTACATCAGCAAAAAAAATAGACATAATCTTATCTGAATTAAGTCCGAGAATTTTTGCAAGCTGTGCAATTTCTTCCTGCTTGAAACAAGTGACACCATTTATCCTTGTATAAAGTGTCTTTTTATCAATTCCCATTTTTTCAGCAAGTTTTGGAATTGTAAAATTGTTTCTTGCAATTTCAGCTTTAAGATCACTTGTATTCACTTTCTATCACCTCGTTTCCTTTAGGACACTTAAATTATATACTGCTTTCAGTCCTTTGTCAACCACTTTAGGAAACTTTTTTATATTTTTTCGGTTTAGTAGTTGCTTTTTTGAAACTTTGTGTTAAAATATAGTTACAGACCTCTTATAAGGAGAGACAAAAATGGATATAGGAAAAATGATTAACCAAAGAAGAACTGAATTAAAACTAACTCTTGAACAGGTAGGGCAAGCAGTTGGTGTCGGCAAGAGTACCGTCAAAAAATGGGAAGACGGTTATATATCTAATATGAGAAGAGATAAAATAGCTTTATTAGCCAAAGTCTTAAAAATGAACCCTGTTTCTTTTATTACTGGTGAATTTAAAGAAGAAGAAGACCAAGCAATCCCACTTCCACAAACAAATGTATTTATGCGACCGGTATATGACAGCATTTCGGCAGGGTTCGGAGTGATAGCTCAGGATGTGCCTGTTGACTATATGCCTACATACATCACCTGTCCGTCGGAACAGGATAAATATATATGGATAAATGTTCACGGCGATTCTATGAGCCCTCTGATTGATGACGACAGTAAAATTCTTATTAAAAAGCAAACCTCCGTTGACAGCGGTCAGATTGCCGCAGTCCTCGTTGATGATGAAGAGGCTGTTGTTAAAAAGGTCCTTTACAACGATAACACCGTTGAGTTGCATTCAGTCAACCCCTACTATCCCCCACGAGTGTTCAAAAATAACGACGTCACCCGTGTTCAAATCCTCGGTCTTGTAAAAGAAGTAAGTAAATCACTGCAGTAAGGAGAGTAACTATGGCAAACAATTCACTTATAACATTAAACTGCCCGAATTGCGGCAGTCAGCTTGAAGTTAATTCTACAGAGATGAAAACCAACTGCAAATATTGCGGCACTCAAATTCTTATTAAGGATTTCATTACCGAACGCAGAATTGATAAAAATGACAAAATAAAGGCACTTGAAGATTTGGTAAACAATGCGGCAAATAACGGCGATTATGCAAAGGCATATAAGTACAGCGAAGATATTTGCAAGCTCGATTCATCAAATGAAAACCTTGTCAAGATGAACCTTTTCGGCTTTATGGCAGGCAAGATTGATTTTAACAGTTCATTGCTCGATGATTTGTACTCGTTTTCTCCCGATGAACACAGAAGCTACCTCAGCAGGATTTTAGGGGCAGTCAACACCCGTAAGCAAAACGAGCTTGACAAGGCTCTCAAAATTGCCAATGAGCAGAGAAGAAGAACCGAGGCGGCTCAGATTAACAACAAATATACTCCTGTTATTTTTCAGATAAATACCGAGATAAACAAGATGAAGCAAAAGCGTTGCAAGTGCGGTCATATGCTTGAATACAACGAAAATGTTTGTCCGAGCTGCGGTATGAATTACGGTGACTATCAAACTGAACTCACCCGTATTAAAAAGGAAAAGAACAAAAAAATGGTAAAATTGGGCGTAATCATCGGCGTGCCTGTTGTAATTGCCATAGTCGTTTTTGCATTTGTTTACAACGCAAATCTTGTGAACAATATAAATACCGCAATTGACAGCAAGAATTATTCAAAAGCTGAACAGCTGATTGACGGCTATCAGGAGGCTAACCCTACACGAACAGATGTTTATGAACTCTACGCTGACCTCTATCTTGCAGAAAACAACCCCGAAAAAGCCATTGAAAAGCTTGAAGAAGGAGTCCGCCGTGTTTCCTCATCAGCCAAAAAAGATTTGCAAAATAAAATTGACGCAATCAAACAGGAATATAATTTGGAATAATCCCATGTCAAACCGTTGCCACAGCACCATACACCGACAGCCATGGTCTGCCGATTAAATAGGATAAATAAAAAAGACCGCCCACAGCTGGCACTATGAGCGGTCAAAATAGGAATAAAAAGGCGCTAATCTCTTCAATATTATTTTAGTATATGATATATACTTTGTCAATATATATCACAAAACGAGGAGGCTATTATGGGATTATTATCAAAATTATTTAAAAAGCAAAAATCAGAGGTAAAAACTCCTGCGATGCACCCTGAATCAGGCAAATCACACATAAAAGTTTTTAAGGTTGCGGGTGTTACTTTTCAGGGCAGACAGAAGTTACTTAAACAACTCAAAACTGACAAAAAAGCAGGCAAAGCGCTTAATGTGCAGTTAGAGGAGTACGATTATAAAGGTGAACCTGCAATCAAGGTGCTTGTCAACGGTTTAGATGTCGGAAATCTTCATATAGAAGATGTGGCTTTCGTTAAAGAAAATCAAGAGCGAATTCTTGGCATTAACGATTTTACAATTGGTGAACATTACGATGAGAACGATAAAGTAAGTTACAATGCAAAGGTTAAAATGCTCATAACAAATAAAAATTAAATAAAAAAATCCGCCCTGCTCGACTGGTCCTCGAACAGAGCGGAATCACCTACACAGGGTGCAGATGACGCAATTAAACGCAAGATAATTGTATCACACTCCCCTGAATTTTTCAAGTTTTGAATATCAGGGGATTTTTGCACCCTTTTTTAAGCAAAAGGAGTGTATATTATGGCAAAAGCAAAACTTAAAAAGCGTGCAGACGGACGCTATCAAAAGTCTGTATATCTTGGCAAAGACGAGGACGGCAAACGCAAATACAAAACCGTCAACGGTTACTCTGTCAAAGAGGTTGAAGAAAAGGCACAGCTTATCAAGTTACAAATCGGCAAGGGTATGGATGTGCTAAACTCAGGAATGAAATGGGGGAAACTCGTTAACTTATGGCTTGCCTACAAAAAAACAATGCTTTCAGAGCGACAATACAAGAACTATGTAAATTATCTGAAGCATTTTGCTGTTCTTAGTGACCGACCAATCAATAAACTTGTAAAGGCTGATTTTCAACAAATTATCCTCGATGAGTACGCTTGTAATTCTCACACCGGGAAGCCAACCGCAAAGAAAACATTAAGAGAATGGAGGGGTGTGGCAAGGCAGGTGTTTAACTATGCAATCGAAAACCGCATAATTGATTATTCGCCTGCACAATACATTGACATACCGAAGGACGCAAAAACCTCAGAACGGCGAGCATTGACTGCACAAGAACAGCTGTGGGTTGTATCCACCAAACACCGTGCACAATTGCCAGCTATGATAATGATGTTTGCAGGCTTGCGACTTGGCGAATGCCTTGCCTTGCAATGGCGAGATATAAACCTTGATAAGCGTACAATTAGCGTTCATCAAAAGCTAATAACAAAAGGTAAGGTGCATATTGAGCAAGGTGCAAAAACCATATCGGGAGTGCGTACTGTTACAGATGTGCCAAAAATACTTATTGATTTTTTAAAGAAACAGCCTGAACATAAACTTGACGATTTTGTTGTAACCTCCGCAAAAGGTACTCTGATGAGTGATACAGCGTGGCGAAGACTCTGGAATAGTTATATGGCTGACCTAAATATCAAATACGGCGACTTTTTGGAGTATGAAAGACAGCCAAAAAGTAAGTACGATCCTAAAGGAGTGCCGTTTGTAATTGATAGGTTTACAGCTCATTCGCTCCGCCACACCTGTGCCACCAATTTGTTATATACAGGTCACGAACTCCACTATGTGCAAAAACAAATGGGACACGCTAAGCCGTCAACTACGCTTGACATTTATACGCACTATGTCGAATCATTGCCAAAACGCAAATCGAATAAAATAATCAGTATTGACGCATTGATTAAGGAGTTTAAACCTGCCCAAAAGCAAGCATAAGCACTATAAAATTGCGTGCATTGCAGTAATTTCAGAAAATCCCGATAAATACTAAGTTTTTCAGTGTTTTGTTGGTTTACTCATAACCGGTCGGTCCGGGGTTCGAGTCCCTGTTGGCGCACCAAAAAAGAAAGTACTCAAACGGGTACTTTCTTTTTATTTTACCGTTATGCGTGAACAGGGACTCGAAGGCGAGCGTTAAGAAAACAGTCCGGCGGACTGTTTTTAGCGAGAGCGTTGATGAATTTTTAGCTTTGAACAAGCCGCAACAAGCGAAGTAGAATAACTTAGATAGATAAAACACCTGTTGGCGCACCAAAAAAGAAAGTACTCAAACGGGTACTTTCTTTTTTTGTTTTTACTCTATCTTTTTCCAACAATACTTTTTCATAAAATCTGCAATTACGGTTATATCTTCACCCTCATAGTATTTTACAAGCAGTCTTTTAAATTCAGGCACTTCCTTTTCAGGAATCACCAGAAATCCGCCACCGTGTGAAATAAGATAGTGATTTGCAAAAATTACAGAGGCACGCTTGTTACCGTCAAGAAATATTTGTGTTTTCATACAATAAAGGCACAACTTAATTGCCGTATTGATAACTTCATCACTTTCTTCTATAATTTCACGGATTTTTTCTTTTATATCCAACTCATTAGGCAACGGTGGAACATATGAAGAACCTCCGATAGTAACCGGAACTCCTCTAATTCTTCCGCCTTCCGCAAAAAATCCTTCATTAACAACTCTTGCTATATGGCTGAGCATATAGTAATCGGAACGACTTGCTATTACATCACGATCCAAAATAAATTCCCATGCGTGTTTTAAATTCAAAATTTTCTGAACATCTGTTGCAGTCACACCGGAAATTTTACCGTTATCTATGATTTCTTCAGTTTGTGGGAATGATGTAGCAACACCCTCAAGAACAGCCTGATCATATATATTCATTTTCATATTTGCACGGGCAAACGCAATATTGTTTATAACATCAGAAGAAAGTTCATCTTCTGAATATCCCGCATTTGCAAGTTGTTTATCTATACTGCGAAGTTCTTTCCTGATTTCACGGGCTTCTCTGGCATTGCGGAGGAGCAAATTATATAATTCTTCCGTATATGCACCTACATAAGTTGATGTCTGTTTTCCTGCAACGCGCTTTCTCACATAAAGATATTTTTCATTACCTCGTTCCTTAATTTCGGGAGTTCCGTCATACGGCATTAAATTTAACCTTGCATTAAGGTCAGCACGGCTTCTTAGTAACTCTTGTATTTCATTGTATTTTGCGGCCAT